CCTTCTTCCATAGAAGCGTTCTCAGAACGAAACTTATTAACGGTCATGCCATGCCGCCTTTCACGTGTGACTGCTTCATTCTACGGGAGCAGGATGGGCAGTGCTCTTGATTCAACAATGATTGTACGGGGTCAATACGCGTACCACAGGCTTTACAGGCCTTATCTCCGTTATAAATGGTCTTACTTAGGTCGCGCTGAGTCTGGAGGCTAACATCTTCTGCGCCAGCCATGCCTTCACCCGTGCTATCTGTGTATAGTCCTGGGTCTCTCATATTGTTGGTCCTAACGAGTTAGTGCTGGTTGATTCCTGAGTGTTAGGGGTCTGGCTAAAGTCAGACTCTACACGCTGGGTTGTAGCGGTCTTGCGTGGCATCTGTGCGATATCTTCAATAGTAATTTCGTGTTCAGTATAGCCAAAGCGCGCTGGGAATAGTTTGATCTGTGGCATAGGGGGGCGCACATATTCTTGGATCTCTTCGCGCCCCATTGTCCATGCTGCCATTGATTGACTTAATAGGCGTTCTTGATTAGATTGAAATGGCCCGACGTATTCTTGCGGGGGATTGGCGGCCTCGGGCGGCGCTACCCACGGTCTACGGTTGTAGACTCCATCTGCGTATTTAGTCATTTCTACCGTATGACTGCTTAACTGCGTCTAATACTTTAACAATGTCTGATGCTTTACCTTTGCCTGCAACGCGGGCTGGGCCTGGAACTTCTACGTGACTACCGTCATGGTGCATAACTGCTTTTTCTTTAGAGAATGCTACTTGAGACTCAGGGCGCGTAATTTTTACAGACTGCGTATCGTGCATTACTGAGTTAGGGAACTGTCCGCTGCTTCTATTCATTTTATCTCCAAGGTGTTCTCATACGAGCCATCTGGTCTACACGGCGCTTATCTAGTGATAGTGGTGATGTACTCCTCATGTTGGCTTTACCATCATTAGGAAGATGAGGCGCGGGAGCCGCCATAGCGTTTTCTACCCCGCGCTGGACGCGGATTACATTACCGTCTCTAACGCCTTTCATTTGGCGACGGATTCCGCGCATTGCATCAAGACCTTCTGGATAGTAGTAGTCTTGAACATCAATTCTTTCACCACGGTGGATACCACGCTGGTATGAGCGCTGACCTACACGTACCTTGAGTGCATTAAGAACATTATCTGATGTATCACGGCCGCGATCGTCACGGCGTGTACGGATTGTTCCTAGATAACCATCTGGATACTCCGCTTGGGGCGCACGTCCCACACCAAGACGGAGGAAATCCAACTCACTACGTGCAACAGGGACACCACCACCGCCATAGACAGTGTTAGTTCCATACATACCACCTGCGCCGAGGTTCTGTACGTTTTGATGCGGGGAAGGGTTGGCCATACAACAAGGATACGCGCAATTACTTAGAGGTTAGACTTAAACTCTTTGCCTTCGTAAATAGCCCACTTATCCATGATATGAATAGGCTGTAGTGTGAAGTGTCCTTCTTCTTCATGCACCCAGCCGATCATGATTCCTTGCTGCCAATCCTCCCAATGTTTAACTGGACGACCATTGTCATTAAGGCCAGAACCGTAAGAAGGTACGGCACCATCCACCCGGCAAAGGCAGCCAGGGCTAGCACTAACACTACGGATAGGGCCGTCCCCATTGGCTACAGTTTTGTATTGTAGTTCCTGCCTATGGGCATGCCCAAAGACCGTAGAAACGTGTGGATTCTTATTGACGTAAGCAGATGCAGTAGACCCATTAGAACGAACGGTAGTCCCGTGAATAGCACGAAGGTAAGGAGTAATCCAATACTCGCCCGCCGGATACGCGCCAACATAGTTGATCCCTAACTCTTCTAAACGTAATAGGTATTGAATAGTCATGACTGGCCACTCTTCAGGGGCCGAGTTAGCGCGCTTAATGCCCTTAGATGCCATAGCGTTCATAGTTACATACTTCTGCATACGGCAATCGTGGTTACCTTCTAGCAAGGTTATCTTTGCATCTGGGCAGGTAGCACGTTGTTTTGCTAATAACGCGTGGCCGTAATCAAGGGCTGGCTGTACTGTATGCGCAAACATTTCTTCCTGTGCATACTTACCCATTGTTGGTAGGTCTAGATAATCTCCAAGGTGGACAATTTCATCTACGCCATAACGCTTCTCTAAATAAGCAAGAAGCTGGAAGTGAACATCAATTGCTGCTTCATCGTGGAACGGATCTAGTGTTCCATCTTCATACTTACGATAACCGATCTGTGGGTCTGGAACAAATACAAATAACTTAAAACCATTCTTACTTGCTTGACGCTCTTTATATTCTGCGGGCTTAATAACAGTTGGTTTTGCTTGCTGGATTGGGGGCCAAGCCCAACCGCTAGTATCAGTAGTAGTAACTGCGTTCTCTAATACATCAAGTAGGCTGGTCTTTATCGACATGTGCAATATCCTCTAAGGTGGGAGCGGAAGGCGGTTAGTTTAAATGGAAGCTCAACATCTTTATGTAAATCTTGAAATAGATGTGCTAGTTTTACAGTTGAATTGTTTATCTTTATCTGTTCAAATAACTTCTGTTCGTCTTTACCTAGAGTAGAAATCCACTGGGCCACTATACAACCGCTTAATGAAGTCCTGTCTAGGTGCTTGTTTAGCACTTCTAACATGTCTCTCCTTGTGTTCGTCAAGCTGCAACGCGATAATCGTAACACACAAAGCGCGCAAATCAAGCAAAAACCCCCGCCAATTTGACGGGGGCCGATGCTTAGTAAATTACTTGATCTTAATTGTTTTTGGCTTTAACTCATCTGGAATTTCTCTCTCCAGCTTTACAGTTAAGATGCCATCTTTCATCTCCGCGCCTTCTACTTTTACGTACTCAGCTAGTGGGAAGGACTGCTTAAATGCGCGAGCCGCAATACCTTTGTGGAAGTACTCATCAGTAGACTCGTCATCCTTCTTGCCCTCAATAGTAAGGACCTGATCCTTGAAGGTAATCTCCAGATCTTCCTTAGAAAACCCTGCAAGCGCAAGGCGGATAAGGTACTTGTTCTCTCCGGCTGAAAGGATGTCGTACGGAGGATAGGTTGATCGTGTATCGAATTGATTGACCAGTTCATTGAAGAAAGCGGAATGAATATTGAAGCCGATTCCTCGGTTAACTAGGTGATTGGTTAGCTCTGTAACAATCTGAGCTGGGGTCTTGACTGTGACTGTCTTTGTTGATTCTTTAGTTGCCCACATTTCATGCGGGCTACGTGTTGGGTAGCCTGAAGCCATTGTTATATCTCCTTAGACGATATAGTTTAGTTAGGACCCGTTCGGCGTCCTACATTAAGTATAGCAAAAAATAACCCCCGCGGACTAGAGTCCCGGGGGCTATTTGTCTAGCTATTAGTTATGGTCACCCATGCCTGCGCTGAAGTTCTGCGAAGAACGCTTGATAGCTGAGGGAAGTAGACGGCCGTTACCCTGTGTAGCGCCTGCTTCGTGGGCTTCTGCCTTCTGGAACTTAACGCGAACACCGTAACGGGCCCCGGATGTAGCCTTTACGAATGTGCGTGATGGCTTAGCCATCTTGTATGGGTCGCCAGCTGCCGTGTTCTTCTTTGGCATCAACTTAGTGTTGGCTGAAGGTGCAGCGGAAGCGTTAACTACCTTCATATTTGGGGTAGCCGCACTGGTTGGTGCTAGTGGTGCTGGGTTGTTAAATGGATTCTTCATGGTTCTCCTTGGCCGAGGAATTGTTCTTATAAATGTACGGTACTTACGCGCTTATTACAGGCTTAATTGGCTATAACTTGAAAAACAATAGCGCTGATGTCCCCTGTGGCGCCTTTAATGCTGGCAAATCCTGGGATGCAGACTAGGTTGATTCCTCGTGGAGCTGTATAACCGCGAGCAATAGCAATGGCTTTTACAGCCTGATTGACTGCTCCCGCGCCTACCGCACGAATAGACACCTGATGTTTTTCATAAATAGCGTGGGCAATAGCTGATGCTACGGACTGAGGGTTGCTGCCTGCACCTACGCGCAGCGGTTCCTGTTCTTGTGACAATTTATGCTCCTTGGGTTACAAATAGTGATTCCCCGTGGCATAAAGTATGAAGGTTAAATTAGACAAAATAAGGTTAAACGTCTTACATAGGCCTATCTAAAGGCGTAGGGGCTTTTGCATAAGTCCCGCAAATAGCGCATTCCATATCAATAAAGTATTGGGCTATCTCATAATCATCAAAGGAGGCTTTAATTAACCAGATGCTGGACTCACACTTTGGACACTCATGGCAGATTTGGTCTGCATACTCCATGGTGCCTGTGTAATCAGGCTTTAGTTCGCGGATCGACTTGCTCATGCAGCTTGTCCAATGCCGCTCTTTGTTCGGCCATCATCTTTTCTATCTGGTCAACCTCTTCAGGTGAAAGCGTATCTTTTTGATCTAAGAAAAGCTTTACGCCAATCTCATAGTTTTGTTCTAACACCTGTAACTGAATAGCGCGGCGCTCTGAAATAAAAGAAGCGGCTTCACGAAGGCGTTCTTGTCGTTTATTTTGTGTCTTACTCATTGTCCACCCCAACCTCCACCTTTAAAATGAGCAGGAGTTGCCTGCCACATACGGGTCATTGTTTTATTACAAGGAATACAGGTGGGGGTTCCCTCTTCATCAAAGGAACGCTGCACCTCTATAACTGAAGAACAGGTGTCGCACTTAAAATCATAAGATGGCATCTTTATACCCCGTATTGTTCTACTTCTATAAATGGGCCGGATGTATAGGCGTCTAAAGACTCTGCAATCTTTAGGGCATCTAAGATGGTAGCGCCCGCATGTAAGGCCCCTAGAGCGTAAGCTGCGCCGTTTCCTACCCCATAAAAGCCGCTGTCTGTACGGCATACGGATAGGTCATCTGAGATATCAAAAACTTTGCCGTTGACTGCAATCAAAAAGTTAAACCTAGGACCGTTGTCCGATTTGTCTCTTTCTTCTTCAAAGTTATACCCATTAGATTTGAGGCATTCACGCAAGGAAGACATAACTTTTGTAATAACAAAATGATGGATGTCCTTGCGGTCGGAGGCTGTAACGGCTGGCGGCTTCCAAATATGCTGAGCCACGTCACACGGCTGTACTTCGCCGCTGCCAGCAATCAAATAAGGGCCTTTTTCAGTAATTTTAGACATATCGGGATGCCTATAAATGCGGCCAGTACCATCGGTTACTTGGTTATCTGCTCCAAATACGCAACGGTCTTTGTATTGTACGGCTACTATCGTAGTCACTACCGCTCCCTAAACTTTGGATCCTGAAGTTTAGCATAGACTTCCTTTTCGTATGTACGCTTACCTGTCCCAGATACTAGGTGGGCTAAGGCGTAGGAGTCTGCGGCGTTGTCGTCGTTAAACTCAGCATCCCAGTTTTTATAGGCGTACATGAGCATCTGGCTCTTGGATACCCCAGTGCCTTTGCCACACGTGTACTTTTTTAGGTTAGTGGGCGGGACTATAAGGGGGTAGATCCCAAATTCTAAGAGGGTTAGTTTTACCATACCGCCCAGTTCGCCAAGCATATTGGCCATCTGTGACCCAAAGGCGTAGCCCTCTATGGCAACGTCCTTGATATTGTCAAACTCATGGAGCCAGTTCATAACGTGGGATTGAATATCCCGCAGGCGCTCTATGCCCCGCTTATCAGACTTGTATACCTCTGTGTAGTAGTTGTCTTGATCTTTAAATGCCGTAATAGCAAACCCGCTATATGACTGGTCTATACCTAAATAGACCGGGCCATCTACAGCACCTTTGCTAAACACCTTCATTAGTAACCGCGTGCTTTTAAAACAGATGTTCGACGGGTTAATTCACGGCTAGTCAATTGGTAGTAGCGCTCAAGGTTGTCCATAGAGGTCTTCAACAACTTGTGATAAGCCTCAGCGTGCATACGATCAGCAGCTAAGCTTTGCATATCTGGGTCTGTAAGAATCATGGCTTTAACAGTTGTAGCTTTTACCTTTGGATCCGAAGACTTCTGGATAAGAAGTTTGGCCTCTTCCTGCTTGTAGTAATTCTCAGCCTCAGTGACCGCCAACTCAGCACAGGCTACCTGTGTCAATAAGAAATTGTAGTTCTCCATATAAGAACGAGCCATCTCCATAAGCTGTTGATCATCAACGCCAGTAATATCTGCTGGAAAAGGTTTGATATCAATGTCCAGGCTTCGCTTAACAGGTAGACCCTGCTTCTCTAATACTTTTAATAGGTCTTCACTAATACCTGTAGCAACGATGTTAATCATTTGTATACCCCTTACATTTAGCGCAACCATCTGTGCTTAGGTTACATGACGGCGGCGTATTAGTTTTTAGTGCTTTTACAATCATAGCGGCTGCATCAAATAAATGCGAGATGCCAAAGTCGCTCTTCTTTACTACAAACTCTTTGGCCTCTTGGTTAGCCTTATTTTCATAGATAATTACTGCTTCTTGTGGGTAGTTCTCATAGTTAAGAAGCTCTGCTAACTTCATATAAATCTGTACCTGCATAATGTGCTTCATAAAAGGCGCGTTAATAGCTTTCCATGCCTTATCAAAGTCATTGTCATTATCCATTAAAAGCTCTGGAGCCTCCCAGCGCAGGGTACCGACTCCTACAGACTTTATCTCTAGCATCATTGGGTCGCCAAGCCCTGTTAACCAACCATCTGAGTGTCCGTATATTCGCAAAGGCTCGTAGAATAACGGCACTTCTCTGTAGGCAAGAGGACCATCGTGACAGTCCGACCCGCCCCAGAAAAACTCTTCACATTCATAGCAATACCACTTACCAAACAATACGCCCATATCTTGTAGCCAGCTTTGCCACTTAGCATGAATGGCATGGCCTTCAGCAAACACTGAAGCTAAACGAAAGCTGTTTGTACGTGTGCTAATGGGTTCTTCGCCCTGCAGTTGAAAGTAAGACGCACGGTGACACCAGTCAGATCCAACCATCTCTGATGGGTGTAAAACGTCTGTCCTGCGAGATCTGTCTTTAGGCTTAGCCATTAAATGGCGCTCTAGAGAACCAAGTACACGTGTGTTCTTTTTACCCACGTCTACAAACTTCTTTAACTGACTCATGCAGGTAACTTATCATAGATCTTTATCTAGTACCCATTCTTCAAGTGTCATACCTGAACGTGTTGCTTTACGTTTAAGCGCGTTACGCTCACGGTGACTCATGCCTCCCCAGATACCATGGGTATCGTCCATGCTTTCTGCGTAAAGTAAACACTCTTTACGAACAGGGCATTCTGGAAGACCGTCTCTGCCGTAGCAAACAGCTTTTGCTATATCAGCTATGTCTTTGTATTGGTCTTTATCTCTTGGCGGGTACCAAGTGTTGGTACTCATTCCTCGGCATTTTGCTCTATATCGCCAAGGTTCTGGTCCAAAGTCTTCATCGTACAAGATTGATGCTCCTGGAAGCTCTGGCGCATTTCCAGAAAGTCATCTTCAGTTAACAATACATAGTTTTCACTATTAAGGCTTACGCCTAAAACAGGCATACGGCTCTCAAGTATTGCTTCCTTAACAATCTTCTCTAGCACTGCGGCTTTGACAGTAAAGGAGGCTTTGCCTGTGTACTTATGTTCTAAAAGAATATCAGCACTACGGACATCACCTTTACGACTCCAGAAAGCTCCGCTTCCAGCGTTGCGTTTCCCGTCTAGAACTCCTGCTAGTCGTGCCTCGTGCTTCTGTGACTTCTTTAAGCCCTCACTCTTCATGTGCGCGCTTGGATGTTGCTCTAATAGAGTCTAACACTTCACGCTCAAGGACTTCTCGAAGGTCAATATCTTCCCGTATTGCCTGAAGCATACCATCTTGGCCCTGCCATTGCGACTCACCATACCGATAGTAGGCACCTGCTCTAGTAATGACCTTGTTCAAAATACCAATGGCTACAATCTCTTTGGCAAAATCAAACTCACCTGCGGCAAGCTCACCGCCATTAGAGAAGTAAAAGTCCACAATAGCTATTTGACCTGGGGCTGCTGACTTGTTCTTAATGACTCTAACCTTAATTGACTGGCCTACCTTGCGCTTTTCCTGACCAGTGCCTGCCTCAATCCATTCATCACGGCGGACCTCCATACGGGTAAAGAAGGCATAATCTTTACCTAGACCGCCTGGGGTAGTGCGTGGATCGCCATACATAACGCCTACCTTTGAGCGCCATTGGTTAATAATTAAGCCAATAAAAGGGCGTTCTGGGCGTATTAGTGAGCGCTTAGATGCCTTACCTACTTTACGGAAGAACTTGTTAGTAAGAAGCGCTCCGCGCCCTACTGTTGCTTCTTCCATTTCCTTCTCGTCCTCTGCTCCAGGCACCAGAGCAGGAAGTGAGTCAAGGACAATGCAATCAATAGCTTTACTTTCCACGATCCGAATAACCGCTTCATACGCTTCCTCCATGATATTTGTAGACACTACATATACGCGGGAAACATCTACGCCGCACATCTCTGCGTAACCTGCAACCCACTCCTCTGCCGCTACCCATACAGTTGTAAACTCTGGATCGCGTTGCTGGTTCGCAGCAATAGTCTTAAGGGCAAGAGCGGTCTTACCGTTGCTTGCTTCTCCAACAATCTCATGCCACTGATTGGAAGGCCACCCACCGCCAAGAGCAACATCTACCGCAAGCGAACCTGAAGTAAGACGCCCACCAGTCTGAGTGATATCTGAGCCAAGGACAATAGTGTCCTCACCCATCTTCTTATTGATAGCACTAAATACTTTTGCTAGATCGCCTGTTAATGTACTCATCCTAAGAATCCTCCGTCTGCTCCGATTGCTGGTTTAGTGCCATTAAAAGTACCTGTAGGTATCTGGCGTGCTGGTGTTGCTGGGCCTGCTGAAGATTGACCAGGATTGATAATCCCTTTACCTAAGCCACTACCTGACTGCTGAAGTGGGTAACCGCAATCGTAGCACCTAGGCTTTGCGCCTTGAACACTGCCGTAATTTCCGCTACCACATCCCGGACATCGAGGTGCTTGAGGGGTTGCCTGTTGTGAAGGTGGATACTGTGGCTGTTGCGGTTGAGCATATGTAGCGGGCTGAGGAGCGGCGTACTGAGGCTGCGCCTGTGGCTGCTGAGGAACTGGGTTACCTAATCTGCGTGAAAACCAGTCTGAATTACTCATCTATTTCTCCAAACTCAAGAACATCAGAGTTAACTGTGTTCGTCTCAATCATACCCAAGTGAAGCCCAATTGAAAAGGCGCCCATTAAAGTAGACAGGGCTACCGCTTTATAAACAGCCATTATTGCATCGCCATGTTGTTCTAGCTCATGGTCTTCCATATCATCTGAGCTTAAGGCCTCAGCTAAATGAAGAGCTACCAAAGACTTGGCGCTTATATCTGCAATAGACTCCAAGAAAGGGAACAAAGGTGCAACAGATTTTACTCTGTCTTCGCTGTCTTCTATCTCTTTGCACTCCCCTTCTTCACTTATGCGACTAAGCCCAACCATCTCAGCAAGGTCATTTACGTTATCTACTAACTCGGTGTCGTATAGATACCAACGATAAACCGTACTCAGAGGAATCTCTTGAGTACTAATCTCCTCATCATCTGAGTTGCCTTTAAATACGTTTGTCCACCATGCCATTAGTCTTTTGCCTCTCCCCAACGCTGGACAACTTTAATGTCTGCAATCAGTGGAACGTCTAGAAATTTAATCTCTTCCATAGCCTCGCGTATAGCTGCATAGGTTTGATCTACTAAGTGGTCTGGGGTCAAGGTAACAATTTCATCGTGTACGGTTAAGATGATCTTTGCCTCGGCGGGTACTCTTTCGTAGGCCCTAATCATAGCAAGTTTAATTATGTCGGCAGCGGACCCTTGAATGCGCGTGTTAAAAGCCTGACGCTCAGCGCTAGACCTAAAAGCGGGCACCTTAGACTTAATATCTGGCAAGTAACGGCGGCGCTTTAAGATGGTTGAGACATACCCAGTATTGCGGGCCACCCCAATAACCTTGGCTTTGTAAAGATCTACGGAAGGGAACTTGGCAGCAAAGTCAGTTAATAGCTGCTTAGCCTCTTGTATGGTGCAGCCAATCTGACGAGAGATCTTGTCGGGGCCAACGCCATAGGCAATAGCCAATACCAAGACCTTACCTGCCTTGCGGTCTACACCCATAGTCTTACCCACAGTTGTGTAGATATCTCCGCCAGTATTGTAGTTGTCAATCATAATTGGGTCGCCAGACATAGAGGCAATAATGCGAGGCTCAATCTGTGAGTAGTCAGCTACAACCAATTTATGTCCCTCTGGGGCATAGAAGAGGTCACGAATCATCTTGCCGTAGTTCTTGTTATCAGGCACCTTGTCATTAGGCGCGGGTATGTTCTGCAAATTGGGGTTAGAGCTAGAAAAACGTCCTGTCTCTGTTCCCCAAGGCTTGAAGTCTCCGTAGATCTTTCCGTTGATAAGTAGGCTTTCCCGCTCTTCAATCTTCTCTTTACCGTTAACGGACTTAACTACCTCACCGCCAATGTAAGGGACGATATAGGTGCTAAGTAACTTATTAATCTCAGCGTATTGGAGGATAGCAGCCACTAACTCATCGTCTGGATGAGCCTCAAGGGCCTCTGCGGAAACGGAGTAGTCTGAATATGTTCTCTTATCTGGGGGCGTCTTCTCACCTTTGCCCGTAAGAATAGTGGGCTTTAGACCTCTGTTGCCTTCAGAGACTGGGCCGTACAAAAGCTCTTGCTTTTCAGCGTTAGAGTTAAGGTTAAATACCTTGCCAGCAATCGAGTAGATATTGGACTTGATTACCTCTACCTCTTCCTCCAGCTTTACGTGTAGTTCTTTAAGGTGTTCAACGTCAATAATTGCGCCTGTAAGTTTCATTTGGCACAACACCTTAAGCAGATCCATCTCAAGACCCATTACAGTTTCTACATCTGATTTGGTAATCTTAGCGGCAACTATCTGCCAAAGTAAGAATGTGTACTTAGAGTCAAGGTATGAGTACTTAGCTACCTCATCAAAAGAATACTCTTCAACCTTATGACCTATGCCTTTCTCCATGCTAAAGCCTAAGTCTCTTTGTAAACAGTCGTCTAAGCCAAGCTTTCCGCTGTTACGACTATCGTATAAAAATGAACCGATAAGCGTGTCAAAGTACGGGCCTACAGGAATTACTCCGTCATAGTGTTTAGCTACAGAACATAGGTCAAAGATAAGGTTGTGACCAATAGTAAGTATGTTCTCGTTAAACATTAAAGGCTCTAATGCTTTAAATACTTCAGCAGGAAAGAGCTGTTTTGGGGCTGGACCAAACTTCTTTACGTGCTTCTTTTTATCACGCGAGTAGTCATAGTCACGGGCTTCCAAACCAGCATCTACGCGCTTTTGTCCTTGACCTGTTAAAGGCCTAATTGCTTCTAAGAAATCACCGTTGGGATGACCCATAGGAATAACATCTCCACGGCCACGTGTAGCAAAAGATATCCAGAGAACTTCGTTTACTGCGGGTATGCCTCTATGTTGTCCAACAGTTTCTACGTCAAAAGCAAAAGCATCTTGCTTGAGGTAATAAGCAACCATCTCATCCAGTTGCTCTTTAGTCGTAATAATATTCAAATTGTGTCCCCTATAAAGTTAGAGACCGATGGAAGGGGGTCATCGGCCTCTAACAGCTATGTGTGTTTTAGAGCAAAGAGTCTGCGATAGCCTCTAGCTCATCCCAAGTAGGTGTCTTGATGTCAGCGCGTGTATACGGCTGAACTGATGCAACGAAAGCGTCTGAAGCAGCCTCGTCAATCTGCCAGTCTTCCATCAAGTCACGGCCCTTTACTGGGTTAATGTGATAAGCAGTTGTCTGTTGCTTACCTGTGCGACTTACTGCCCAATAGTTACGGGTCAATGGACCTTGTGGGGAGAAGTGTGCTGCATGTAGTGCCTTCCACAAACGTGGAGATGCAATAAGCATCTGACGTTGCGGTCCGCCCTCAGCAGATAGGTTGACAATAGAGAAAGCACGCTTCTCTTCTGGCTTGCTACCAAGCTTGATGCAGAGAGGATCATTAGACCCAAGGGAGATGTAGGACTTCTGTCCTTCTTTGTTGGTAAGGAAGTGTTGCTTGTAGACAGCGAACGGACCGTCTTGATCAAGGAACTTAACTACCTGGAAGCCGCCATCGGTAAACTTAAAGTCTTTGGCGTATCCCTGTGATACAGGTGTGATCTTTTCTCCAGCTTCCCAACCTGATTGGATTGCTGTTGAGGTTGACTGCGCTGGGCGGTCATTGATTGCAGATGCACTGAACTCGTCAGTGGCTGGTAGATATTCTTCTGTGCGATTTACTGACATTGTTTTTCCTTTGTTAGTTTGATTTTGTTTCATCAGCCCGGATGTTACTCCACGCTTCAGCGATCTCATTACTGAGGTGCTGATGTTGAGACCAGTCTATACGTTTTGTCTCTAAGATTCCAGCCTTGTCAAAGCGCTCAATGACCGCTTCAATCATGGCTCGAGAGTAGAGCCTACGTCCTTGATGGTCTTTCCCATTAATGTCTTTTTTAACGGGAAGTCTGTAGGGCGCTGAGGGTAGGTAACCCTCTTTAATCCATGTACGAATTGTAATGATAGGCCTGCCTAAGGCAGAGGCTAGAGACCCAATAAGAAACAACTCAACGTCTTTACCATTAGGAAGCGTGCGCTTAGTTGGATTAGAGTCCCAGTTCTTAGACACAACAATCTCTGGGTCTTTCTTGGCTATTGCCTTGCGCTTCTTTTTACTGCCTGGGTAGTACTCATCAAGGTCAGCAAAAGCCTGATCAATAAAGTCGTCTGTCATTTATTCTCTACAATAAACGCAAAGGTCTCCTTTGCAGGAAACATTGTGTCAATGTCAGATTCAGTTAGGTAACCTTCGTAAAAGGCGGCCATAATTGCGGCCTCATCTAGCACAGGAACCATCTTGATACAGGTGTTCTTTATACCTTTATCGGTGAGGATTTGCTCTGCAACGTTCATGTCTAAGTTCTTGGATACACGGCGCTGCTTAGTGACCTTTATATTGCCCATAATGGCGTCCTCAAAAGATATAACCCTATGGCCTTTATCATCAGGTTCAAGAGTGTCTATGTCTTGAGTCATGCGACTCTTAAGTTCGCTTTGGCGATCTGCCAGCATGCCCATCTCAGTCTTTAATGCTAGAAACTGACGAGCGTTTTTCTTTAACTCTTCTATATTCATTAGTACCCCCTAGGGGCACCACATTAGTTATCTTCTAGAGACTTGTCAACCTTGATGTAGCTTTCTAACGCCTTGATAATAATGCTAGTAACTGTAACGCCCTCTTTAGCGGCCTTCTTCTGAACGGCAAGCCAAATATCATCCGAGACGCGGATGGTACGGGTTGGTGTCTTAGGTGCGTTAGGCATTCATCAATTATACAATAGAACTCTGTAAGAACTGCTTTAAGCTACCAGCGCTCATTTCTACTCCGCCGTCCTCAGTTATGCCCTCACCATCAATAACAGCATTGGCTAAGGCGTTCTTCTGCTGTAAAACTTCCCATTGGCGCTGCTCAATAGAGCCTGTAGCAATGATGTCAGTAATAACAATAGAAGGCCACAGACTAGAGGCGCGCTTGATACGACCATTGCGTTGGACGGCTGTGCCTGAGCTCCATGGCAGGTCATAGTTAATCAATAGATTAGCGGCAGGTAGATCCACCCCATAACCACCAGCGTCACTAGATATAAGAACACGCACAGCGGGGTCTGTATTAAAAGCAATCTTGTTAGTCTCTTTAGTCTTAGCGTCTAACTTGCCTGAATAAAGGCGGCATTGTTCTCGGCCCAAAGCGTCAGCAATCATGTCCAGCATGTCTACATAGGTAGCAAAGATAACTACCTTATTCTCGTCATTCTGCTCTAGAAAGTCTTTTACATACTGAACTAGGTAGTCAAGCTTAGGTGAGCTAGTAACACCCTCAAGGGCACCTCCAATAACCAGCTCATTTGCGTATGCAGAGCCTTCTCCATTCATCAACTCAAACTTACTAGAGCTAGTACGGAGCAGGTCTGGGTGAGAGCAGAGCATCTTTAGGCAACCAATCTTAGACATGATCTTGCCACGCATCTCATCTTCAGGGCCTCCTCGTGAAGACTCTAAGCCGTAATGAGAAAAGACATTAAAGGACGCCCCAAATAAAGTCTGAGCCTCTTCTAAGTCAAACAAAAGGTCATTTACAATCTTGGAGTAAAGCTTGCTTGTTTTACGATCAAAGCTAATCTTGATTGGGTCTTGATGAATGGTCTCTGGAAGGTAAGGAGCTACATCTGGATCTTTCTGAGCTTTACGAACAGAGGCGGCTTTCATAGTGGTGTGTAGGGTGGATAAGTTTCTATAGTAATCAACGCCGCCCCAGCTATTTCTTACAATAAAAGCTGAGTCAAAGATGTCAAAGCGACCAAGAACAGAAGGGTCAACAAATTGCATGATGGAGTACAGCTCTTCAGGCTTACCATTTTCAATAGGAGTGCCCGTAAGAGCAAAGCGATAGGGGGTCTGAATTAACTTCTTAACCTGCTTAGATCGCTTAGACTTAAACGATTTAATGGCCGTAGCCTCGTCTAGTACTACAAATCCTCTAGGAAGTCTTTCGACGAACTTCCAATCGTTGACCACTTGTTCATAGTTAAGAACAATGTAATCAACCCCAGAGTTACGCCAATCATAAGCCTCTTCGTATTGGGCTTCTCTTTTAGACGGGGTGCCATCAATGACCAAAGCGCGTGAAGTGCCATCTGTAAACTTCTCAATCTGGTTAGCCCACTGGTATTTAAGTGAGGATAAGCAAATGATAAGGCCTGGCTCATCTATTTTCCGCTCATCCATCAAGCGTTCTATAGCGGCTATGGTAATAACAGTCTTACCCAAACCCAAGTCATAGGCAACCAGCATGCTAGAGCGGTCGCACATGCGGTCTACTGCCTCAGGTTGGTATGGAAGGAGAGTCCCCGTAAAAGTCATTTGATTCTTTACGCTCCCTTCTTTCTTTTAGAGTCTTTTTCCAGTGGCAAGCGTGACAAAGCACTTGACAGTTTTCAAGTTCCGCTATTTTTTTGTTATTTTTATCAGACATGGACCAAAGTTTTGCGGGGTTCATGGTCTTTTTAGATGGGTCAATATGGTCTACCTGAAGTCTATCAGAACCGCCGCAGTGTGCGCAGGGGCCGTGAGAATCTACCCAAAGTTGACGACGATTGCGCATCCAGTTTCTTTGGTATTTCTTCATTACATCTTTATCAATGTAAGGGCTCACTTTAAGCCGTTCATCCAAGTCTTGATCATTAGTTCAAGGTCCTCAATAGTACCGTTATTAGTAAAGATCTGGTCTACAGTAAATGTCGACATTTCAGACTCAGATATATGATTGTTAATAGCGCCTACACCTGGGCGCTCTACGCGCCAAATATGACTTGAAACATGTACGTTATTTTTAATGGCATCTGCTTCATTTTTAAAACGAACATCTGTTATAACAAAATTATTTAAGTAATAAGCCACTGGTGGAATATGCTTTAGAGTCTGATCTATCCAATGGGTTTCTCCAAATACCTTACGGGCACCTACTCCCAGAGTCTGTAAAAGTCTTCTAACTTCTGGTTGAGCTTTAGCTATATCCCAGCCATACTCATCTACTAATGAACTAAGACGATTACCTTTATCAAGGATTGGGTTTACTTCTAAAAGAAGGTCTCGAATTGGGTCAGCAAATGCCAAGCGGATAAATCCGTAATGATCTACAAGAACTTTTGCTACTGAGTCTTTACCACTTCTAGCGTAACCTGTTAGACCGATAATCATGCAATAGCCTTCTCTCCACGAATCATGTGCTGTGCGTTCTGTAAACCGGATACTACTTCTGCTCGACTCATAGCGCCAACATCTTTAACGTCAGTGTCCTTATAGTTAAAGAACCATGCTTCAGCTTTTAACTCTCGGCAGCGAATAATCATATCTCTAGAGGCTACTCTGCCAGCCTCATCATTGTCTAAAGCAAAGATTATGCGGTCAGCTCCACGTATTGCGCTTAGCTGTTCAATAGTGATTGAGCAGCCAAAAGTAGCAACTCCGCCTGGTATACCTATTGAGGCTAACCGTACAACGTCTAATGGAGACTCAACAACAATCATGTCACCCGATTTGTACTGTTGATAACCAAAAAGTGCTTTGCCCTTTTTCATACCTTTTGGGTGATTGTTAAAATATCGTGTACTAAATCCTTTTTCTTGCCAGCCTAGTAAAGTACCATACACATGTCGCACAGGAATAATCCAGTTACCGTTATGTCTGTCCCAACGAATACCGTATAGATTAGCGGCTTCACGTGTGAGACCTCTTGCTTGCAAAGCTTCAGCCGGCACATCTACAAAAGCGCTGAGCATTGATTCAGTAACTCTTACTGTCTCTTCTGCTTGCGCTTTCTCGGGTTCGGTTAAGCGCATAAGACGAGCTACTAAGTTCAGGTTAGTGTTTGCCCAGTCGGTAGCCTGATCTAACGGAACACCTCGTACATAGGCAACTAGTGAATAAAGATTTCCCTTAAACCCGCATGAAAAGCATATGTGAGCGCCAGAGTCCGCGTTGATATACCAAGAGGGGTTACGATCTGGATGCCCTGTTCGTTCCTCATGTGCTGGGCATTCCCCTTGCACTTCCCAACCACGAGTTCCAATGACCTTAATGCCAAGGTCGGCAAGAGTTTCCTGCATCTCTTCTACTGTCATAGGTCGTTGTTATCCATCTCTCTAAAAGCGCCAGTGTTCCAATCCCACATTAGTGACACCTCACTAAGGCCTGAGTTACGGCTGGCAATAACACGAAGCAATCGGGTGTCATCTACGTTCTCATCCTCGCGCTGAAGACCAAAGATAACGTCAGCATCTTGGTGGAAAGATGAGGAGTAACCGATAGAGTCCGCGCTAACCTGACCTTTTTTCATCTTCCATGCAAGAGCCTGAGTAGAGATAACAACAGGCTTGTTAATCTTCATGGCTAAGCGCTTAAGGTTGCGAGTGATCTGCGTAATTGCTTGTGGAGTATTGGACTCACCAGTTACCTCATCAAACATAAGGTAGGTTCCATCAATAAAGACAATATCTGGGTTCTTTCCTTGAATCTTGCTGGCAACGGCACTTACGGTTAAACCGCTAGAGGAGTCTGTAAACCAGAAGTCATCATTCATATCTTGAATGCTAGTAACAATACGCTCATAACGCTGCTCTTCTTCAGCGGTAAGGGTTCCTGTCATAAGTCGTTTGTGAGAGATGCGAGCACGCATAGCGTAGTAACGAGTCTTCTGCTCGTTGTTGCTCATCTCAAATGACATGAACATAGGCTTGTGACCATTAAGGTGACAGTTAATAGCTATCTGCAAAGCAAGCGTTGACTTACCTGTCTTAGGGGGTGCAACAATAACTACTAGCTGACCTGGTTGTAGGCCTGAGGTAGAAGCATCCATAGTTGGAAAGCCGGTAGGTAGACCTAGTAACCCTGGACTGTTCTTACGGTTTATGTACTCTTCCATAGCAGACTTAGCAGCCTTTCTAATTTCAAGGTCGTTAGTAGAACCAAGACCAGACTGCTCTAGTAGAGCAAAGCCTTGTTGTAATTTAATAAGCGCGTCTTCATGCGCATTAAGCTTCTTAGATTCAAGTGACTGACTAGCATCAATCATCGTATTAATAATTAAAGCCTTACGACGACCTTCTACTAACTTATTAATGAAGTAATCAATGTGGTCTTCAACTACTGGGGGAGTGTAGTTTCTAAAGTTAGACTGGATGATCTCTAAGCTAGGGCACTCTTGGTATTCAGTGTAGTGATGCTGTAAGAACCTATAAAGATTCTTTTCTTCAGTGTCAGCAAACCACTCTTCAGTAATTCCGCGCTCAAGGGCGTAACCAATACTCTTTTCAGTAATGATCTTGCTTATTAGATAAGCTTCATTGTTCATAGATAGTTAAAGTCCATTCCCCAGTGACCGTACCGTAGCAGATTTTTTGGTTGATCTATAACGCCAAGAACTTCAGGTCTGTATGGCAAGTCTTGCATCACAGCCTCTATAGAGTCATAGGCTCTTGAGTAGCGAAATGGGTTAGTACCCATCGCATCTAAAGTAAGCATCAACTCTTCAAGGTCCTCTGAGTTAATCTCATATGAAATCAGCTCAAGGGTGACCCCTTTGCGCGTGGTGTACAAATAAAACTTACTAAGGATGTCTTTACGTAGCTTTAGCTCTCTATGTACCTTAGGTATTATTTTAAACCGTTTTGTAATACTAGATTCCACAATTGAAAACGCGTCTGTTGTAACGAGTATTCTCTTGGGGAGCTCATTACTGATGTCCCCGTTCTTCATTTAGTAGACCTCAATCCTTCCGTACTTGATAACAAACTCTCTAAAGTCTTTGCTTGACTTCTTGGCTTTAGCGGCGTCCTCTTCGGTGGCGCGGCTTGAGATCTCTAATGGGTAAGTTCCGTTGTTGCTATCAATGCGAGACTTAACAAAGCGTGAGTGCTTGCAAGTACTGCGGCCTCTAAAACCGGGGCAGGTACAGAACAGGTTACCTTGCTCATCTCCAGATACTTCATAGATACCTGGCCCAGGCGTTTGAGTCTGACTCAAAAACACCTGAATAAGCTTGGTGGTCATTGCTCTACTCACTTTCTTAGATCCGATGTTTCAATAGGTAAGTACAGGAACGACTCGTGAGCAAAACTCTCGGTAGCATCACCGTATACGTAACCCCAATTGTCTAACGAAATGTTTGTAGTAACAATAGTAGGCAATCCATTGTTAAAGCGTGTGCGCAACACATGATGCAACATACTTTTCTGCCAACCAGATAAAGAAGCGTGCTCTTTACCAAGGTCATCAATAATCAGTACACGTATATTGTAAGAGTCATTTGGGCAGTCACCCAATATACCTTGATATAAAATCTGAGTTTCATCGTCAGCTTCATCCATTAACTCACCTTTAAGGTTGAGTATGTCGTTAAAAGTAATGAAGTAACAAGGACGAATAAGTACACGACCCTCTTTAACATCAAAAGCTTCAATAGGAAAACGAGTCATTATCTCTTGGATAATAGAGAGCGCTAGTGTGGTCTTACCGTGGCCAGGCTCTCCCCAAAGAAGTAATCCTTTACCGCACCTAGAGTTACCAGCAGAACGAATAATGTCTCCGCGCTCTAAAGCATCCATCCAAACATCAATCTTCTTACGGTCATCTGCATGTATGACAGTGCAATCATCTAGTAACCAACCAAGACGATTTGGATTTATATTTGCGGCTTTAACCCAGGCTTTACGTCGTATCTTTAAGTCGTCAAGTTTGAACACTAAAACCTCTCCAACTGTTGCTTAGATACATCTTTAGCTTTGGTTACTTCTTCTGGGGCGCTTGTACTTTGCTGAGCCGCTATTTGCAGGCTACCAAAGTTCTTAAGGAACAACCGCCAGACCATATCAGAGTCCTTAACCTTCTTCTCATGATCTAGCCGACCAAAGAAGATGTCCATCATCTTGACCTCAACATCGCCTGTAGTGCCATAGCTCTTTCGCGCTTTTGCGTATGCCGTTTTAAATACCGCTCGAGAACCCTCCCACGGAGTTATGTCCCACCTGACCATGCGGTTGGCAAACTCAAAGACTGCGTTGTCTATGGACCAATGGTTTGGATCGCGATTGATATTGGCGGCCATAGCCTTTTCAGCCTTAGCGTTGCGAGCCTCGCGGTACTCGCGGTCACGGCGTTCTTTATCTCGGCGCTTGAGCTCGGCCATCTCCTCGGGGTCTTGCTCTATTTGACCTAATGAGTTCCATTCATCATTCATCGCTTCTTCTCCCCGTTTGGCTTCGCCAAACCCTATTTTTTTACTTATAAATGTATTAGTATTTAGTACTAAATTGCTATACAGCTGTGACTGCTGTATCAGAAGTGCCGATTTGGGACTCCCATCGGTTAGCCGCGAAACGGTAATGTACTTGCCGTTGATAACCTCCCGAGTGGTTTTAATGTAGCCAGCCTCTCGGAGCTCCTTTAGGACAGCCAGCATGGTTTTGCGACCCTCTGAAAAAATCCGAGCAAGGTTCTCAGCGCTGATATTAGCCTCTGATTCTTGTAGATACATGTAGACCCCTAGGGCACGGGCTGAAATCACTTCCTAGACCCCTTCTTGGGCGTTTCTGTGGCCTTCAGGAGTTCGGCTGCCACCTCTCTGGCGATCATTTTAGCTAAAGCTTGGACACCTAGATAAAAGTCCTCAGCCAGCTCCTCATCCTCTAGGTCTTCGTCGTCAAAGTCCTCAAGGTCCTCTTCGACGTCCTCCTCTGGCTTAAAGAACTCTTCCAGCTCAGGAATAGACGGGTTCAATATAACCTCAGACGCGCCTGGGTTGAACTTAATTGGCATCAAGCCCTCGGTCAGATCAAAAGAGGGCACCTTATGCTTGTCAAAAATGCTTAAGAGGTTATTGGTGCCTTGATCCTCATCGTCTACCAATATAAAGGCTATGACGTTGGTGCCCTTTAATTTAGTGCACGCAGTATCAAACGGAGTGTCGGAGTGGCTTACCGATGAAGAGGGTATGCCCTCGTAGTTAGCGTCTTCTCTGCAAAAGAGCAGTATGTCTTTGCTCTTGTCTTTAGCAAGTTGCGCAGCAAAGATCTGTCCTTGACTTGGGCGCTTCTCATACGGGAATACAAAGGTAACTTCTTGTCCGTGCCCGTATACATAGTCTTCAATTAGTGCTTCTACATTTGCGCGGCTGGTCTGTCCATCACCGGCAACTATTACGTAGTATTTGTCCATAGGACCCCCTGACTTAGGGGGCCTACGCTAGCACATCAGGTTTGCGGTTGAGCAATATAAACTGCGGCAGTGCTTCCCATAGGAAGCTGCGCGTTTAAGACAGCACCAAATAAACGGGTTTGCACAGCAAATCTGTTCTTGTAGTAGTGACTACGGGCAGCATTTGCGTTACCCTGTCCGCCCTCCCAGAATAGGTCATATACAGTTCCTGAACCGTTGGAGCCGTCAAAGTACTCTAATACTTGACCAGTGTTCTCAAATAAAGCTTCGTCAACTATAACTACGTCTCCTGTTGCAGCCGTAGTCCAATCTAATTCAACAGCTGCATACGCTGTTGTTGCTGGCGCAGTTGCTGTTACAAATGGCCTAGTCCATGCAGCCGAATTAGCATTAAATGTTGAGCCAGATGAAGTGCTGATAATTGTATGAGTAGCGTCGTACCAAGAAATCTTTGGTGTAAATGATTCAGAAGTTGTTGCAGGTTGCACATAGATGCTGAATGTATAAGAGGTGTTTGGGTAATAGATACCCATCAACTGAGATGTTGTAGATCCATCCCAAGATGAAAGCACGGCTGTGTTGTTTGCTGTAGCTGTTAGTTGTAGTCCATTACCTACTCTATAAACTGTTCCGCTTGTTACTGTAGAGTTAGATGCAGTTACCGAGTAAGTAAACGTATTAAGGCCTACTCCGGTAATTGTTCTAGAGCCGTTATAGTTACTAGCATCAGTGCCAGTTACTCCAGAGATAACTACCACCTGACCTACTTGATAACTGTGTGGGTTATTTAAAGTCACTGTTGCTACATTAGATACGATGCTGGCAGTAGTAACGGAGAACGTTTCTACACCTGGCTCAGCAAACTGTGAAACTGCTGTAGTAGAAGCGCCAGTTACATTCCAAGGAGTTATTGGTGAGGCAAAATGAGGGTTGATTAACTCATTAATGCGATTAGCTCTGAGGGTTAAGTGGAGTTGACGAGCCTCATCAAAGCTAGTTGCGCTAGAAGCTGCTTCAAACTGGGCTGCATCAAAGTAATGGTGCTCATTAGTTGCAGTGCCGCCTACTGAGGCAATAGATACCCCTGGGCATGCGTAGTACGCCCCAGTAGGCGCACTTGCTGATACATAAGGACGAACAGAACCGGAGAACTGTGCTGTGTTATCTGATACAGCTGATCCAGTTGATGTGCTGATATAAACACCAAAACGATTAAACCATTTGATTGCTGCGGTTACATTTCTAGCAGTTGCTCCTGCGCCTTTTGCGGCATAAATACTAAACGTATAACTAGTGGCTGCTGTAACAGGGATACCCTTATTAATAGGGTCATCATCACCACAGTAAGAGGTAACAGTTTGTGTACTAGAGGACGTGTTATAGAGTGCCAATATTGCATTAGCTTTATTTGGAAATAGAGTTGGTGCAGTCGGTTCAACCCAAGGAGCTGGGTACGGAGCAACTGTTCCATAGGCTTGAGTTGATGCGTTATAGCCCGTTACGGTTGTAAAGTCAGGAGAGCTTGTAGAGAAGCTAATGCTGTTAGATTGATCTACTGCGGTCAATACCACTGGGGTTGTAGAGTTAAATAGTGGGTATGGTAAGCCTTGAATTACAACTGAGTTTCCTACGTCGTAGTTATTAGCGCCAATAACTAAGGTAGCTGTTCCAGAGCTAACAGAGATAGTTTGGATGTTATAAATAGCAAGTCTATCTAGATCAGCGCTGCCATCTAGTGATTGCCAGTGACCAACACTTTCTACAAATGAAGAGTCGTTGTAGTCAAGCATCATATTGTGGCCAACCACAATTCCATTAGTGCTTGGGTTAGGTGTGCCAGAGATAGGTACAGGAACTCCCCACCCAGTAAAGTCTTTAATAAATCCTACTAGACCTTCTTTGGAGCCCTTTTGTTTAGTAAGAGTCACCCCATCACGAAGTAGCTTACGGTTTTGTTGAAGTCCTAAAGCCGGTTCGTAGGTAAGGCCAAACTGATTCATTAGTGAGGGCACAAGGGTACCATTAACTGTTGATGGGTTATAGCGGCTGGTTAGTAAAGACGTCATATTTTGTGTGTAGTCTAGCTCAAAACCAAAGTTACTTAAGAAAGAATACAGATCTGGGTTATCCCAAGTGTCTGTTGTTGCTTGATAAGGTTGTGTAATCTTGTAGATAGATGGTAGGTAGTCATACATCTTATCTGTGTTGCCATAGTCTTTAACAGATAGCGCAAAAGCATTACCCGCATTAACCCATGAGTATTGAATAAGGCTATAAACAAAGATGGTGTAGTAGTAATAATTACCTTCAACTAAGCCAGAAGAGTCAATGTAAAACACCGGGTCATTGCCGTTATACACAGTAAGAACGTTAGTTCCGTCCCACGGATTTACTGGATAGCCGTAATTGTTTCTTACAATTGCAAGCTTAGACCAGTTTCCAGTTGGGTCGGTCCAGTTAAGTAAAATGCGCCCATGACCAGCAGGTTTTGCCGTAAAAGGGGTGGCATCAAACTTAATTGGGTTATCTGTACCATAGTAGTCAAGACCATAGTAACTAATACCGTAGCGTGACATTAGTTCAGGATTCCTCCAGTGGCGTTAATAATAACGCTGCCTACACCCGTAGCTGAAGGGCTGGCGGTAGTTCCAAGTTCATACAGCGTTGGTATCTCATTAGTTCCGCAAACAATGTCTTTAACTACAAGCGCGGTTACTGAACCTGTTGCTGAGGTTGAAGAGACGTTGTTAGCTACCAATGTGTAAGAGAAGGTATTAGACGTAGTTGCAGTAACCACAAATGTGCCGTTAAAAGTAGAGTCAACGCTAGTCACAGATACAGTCTGACCCACGGATAAATTATGGGTTACAGATGTAGTAAGAGTGGCCACGTTGCTAGTTAAGGCTTTATTTGTAATAGTAAAAGTTTGATCTTGGTCTGCTCTAACCAACTTTTGTATCTGCTGATACGCCACGCCATCTACAGATGAGATGGTTTGGTAAACATCTGACACCGCAATAGTGTCATTAAAGATGACGTTATCAATATAAAAGAGGTTATTGATTGCAGAAGTTACGTTGCTTACAACTGATGACTGCTTATATTGAGGCGCCACTGTAATGTTTACTACTAAGTAAGCCCCAACATACTTTGGTGGTTGGAACGTAATAGTGGTGTTAGCAGGGGCTTTGTCTATTAATGAAGACAATACATTTGTGGTTAGATTGTTAAAGACAGATGTTGGCGTTACGTTGTCTGCTGCAACCCCTGGATCACCTGCAGGAGCAAGGTACAAAGTAACTGATGTATAGACATCAGCTGTAGCAATTGCTTTGGCTACTCCAGAAACCTGAACAGCGATATAAGAGTAGTCACTTAAAGAAACCGCTCTGTTAATTGCTCTAATGCTTTTAGGGGCGTTGATTCTAATTGAGTCTGTGCTTTCAGCATCTGCTCCGCCAGTAGCGGCTCCATCTCCAGAAACAGAGATGTCTTGGTTAGATACCGTAAGACCTGCGGGTATACTTCCAGAAGGAACATTGATAACGTACTTAATTGTATTAGAAGCTACGTTGCCAATAACACCTCCGCCAACTCGATAGGTGGCGTAGATCTGTGCTCCGTTAGGTGGCACTCTTCCGCTAACGCTGTCTCCAAAGGTAACGTAGGTAATGCCATCAGCGTCAGTATTTGTTGAAAATACCGGGTCATAACCATTAGAGTCAATTAAGTACTGCACTGACTGATAGGCGACGCCGTTGATAGTGACATTTACTGTGCCATTAATAACGCTAGTGTTAGCCAGCGCGTATGTTTGGCTAGGTGTTCCATCAGATATGCCGATAATCTCGTTAGATACTGTTTGACCTTGAGTAGCCACAACAGTAGCTGAGCCGTTAGTCGCACCTGATTTTGCGGGTACGGTTAGGGCTGAGTTAGTTTCAAAGACTACTTGGGTGGTAGTTCCATTAGATACTAACGAGGTTGCAACTTGTGTAAGGGCAGGTAGGGTAATAGGAGAGGCTGTTGAGTTTTGGAAGGTAAGGGTTACGGTAGAAGCCGTGCTATTTGTAGGGGTGTACCCAATAAGGTTGGCAATCTGTAGAACTGTTTGACGCTGGGTTGCGCTGGTAATGAGGGCCTCATTAGCCGTTCTGTCAATGTAGTAATTGAGGATATCTCCCATATAAGCAAAGAGCTCTAGTAGGGTCATACCAAAATCAGCAGGGTCGCGATTAGTCCAGGTTGGAGAGAATATAGGGATGAGGTTGGTCATATCCGTAAGGATTGCCGCATAGTCCCTTGAGGTGTAATCTACTGAGGGAACGTAATTGTTACTAGCCATTTGATACCTCCGTAATTACATCTCCAGATTGACTAATAATAGCAGTTTTAAGACTTACGGTCTCAGGGTTTGCGTTCATCCCGTAGTTATATGTGATGGATATAGACAAGATGTTATCTACGGGATCTACCTTTGGTGTGGCGTTAATAAAGTTCAAGTATGGTAACCACTTATTAAAGACCACAGCTACCTCTTGTTTTATAAGTTGAGTTGCCTCTGTCATGTTCTCAAAAGAGATTGCTTTTATGTTAGAGCCAAAGTTAGGTCGGTTAACACGCTCACCTAAATAGGTCATTACTATTAACACAATTCGGTCTTGCAGTATTTTTTTAGGGTCTTGGGTGTTATTGACCGCCCCATTGCTATCAAACGAAAACGGCAAAGCCATAGCTTTACTCATAGTTGTACTCCCATCCATACTGGAAAGTTAGGGTCTCCGGCTATAAACATGACCCAAACTTTTTGACCGACATTTGGAACCTTACGGTGATATGTATGCTCAGCGGCGGTTAGCCCAATTTCTGATCCATCTGTGTCTAGCGGGTCTGTGCTTGTCACATGTGGGTGAGCTAATGTACCAGCGCCACTCTTAGCCACAACGGTTAAAGCGGGGATAGTTATAGATACAGATCCCCCCTGTGGATCCGAGCCACTTACAGAGGTAGAGGATGTTGTCAATAAAGCTGCTACTTGAGCGGCCGTATGCGCTTTATGGTCAAGGTGTTCGGCATCAGATGTGACTGGTAAGCATGGAAGAGCCCAATCAGTCTCTTCTGCACCAAGTATTTGAGGCACCTGTAGTTTAATTTTATAAAGCTTATCTGGGTCTTCGTTATTGGTACAGAGCCCTTGATATATTCCATAAAAACGCTTGTCTTCATCTGTCATGGCTTAGGCACCTTTGTAAGTAAACGTTTAGTGTAAGAAGCAGAGCTTGTATTTGGTTGAGTAACTGATTGCACTGCCGGCTTAGAGGCCGTCCACTTTGGTCCTTTAATAGGTTGTTTGTTTACCAAAGGAAGTGGTTTATTCTTTGCCGCACTAAACTGACCATTAGCGGCCGGAGAGTACGCAATAGATGTTCTTCTTAAAGCTGAAGTAGGTGGTTTATTTGTCTGGCGAACCCCAGGAATAATTGTTCTAGAAGGGGCGTAATCAGGAGAACTAATTAAAGCACCATCTGTCCATTTAACCGCAGGTCCAAGAGAGTCTGTGCCTAGATGAAGCATTGTTGTGTATTTAAACACATTTCTAGATTCTTCTACAATCAGGTGCTCTGTTCCTAAGATAACCCAATACCCTGAGTAGTTATTGCCGAGTCCGTCAAGGTACACAGGTAAATCTGGTCGCAAAGAAGGGTCACCTATTACCTCAGCCACAGCTCTATAAGGAAATACGGCTCTATCATCCGCAGCTTTAGCCTCATGATTAGCTACTTGAGAGTCAAGCGCAACCACATGAGTATGGAATTTATCAAAGAACTCTGCTTTGCTATTGAGCCTAGTGTTCTTATTTCTTTTCTGATTTACTATGGCTACAGGTAAAGACGTGTTTAGATCAACGCCTGATACAGAGATGGCAGCTTTTTTGTCTCCATCGTGGTCAATACTCTCGCCAATTACTGGGTAAAAAGAGTACAAGTTAGACCCGCTTGGGTTAGCTTGGCTTCGCATTGTGAACTTCTTTGCCTGTGACCTGCGCTGCGTGTAGTCGTACATCATAGGTTGGAAGTAGATCTCTGTACCCTCTGTTCTTAGAGAGTAACCGCTCTGCTTTGCCAATCTAACGCAAAACTCCCAGTCAGTGTGACCAGCTTGAGACACTTGTGGGTACACTCTTGGGTGCGGAATGGCGTAACAAGAGAAGCTGTGCTTAGCTGCAATCTGTTGAATAATTGCATCCGCTGACAACCCTTTATACACTTTTTGAGACTCGTTCTTAAACACGTATGAGGCGCTTATAGCTACTACCTCAGTTATGTTGGACCCAGGTTCATTTTGTGTAGTTACGTGATCTATGTAGCCAATAAAAACTTTGGACTCTAATCCATTATTAATGGTAAAGGATATTGGCGATCCGGAGCTTACGTTGTCGTAGTCAACGCCCCAGTCACGAAATTGGATGGTTGCAACTTCGTGTTGGTACCTATTTTGCTTTAAGCTTAAGTCATAAACGCGTGCCGGGGGCAAAGTGGTATTAGGAAAAGAAACAGTAATGTAATTAAACATTAGCTATCCTAAGTACTGTGCCTGCGGGTATGTTTGTAAAGTCTACTTTAGGGTTAACCTCGGCTATTAACCACCATAGAAACGGAGTCTTGTAGTATTTAGTTGAGATTTGGTCCAGTCTTTCACCAGCAACATATGAATGTTCATAATAATTTAGCGGGTTAATATTGTGGGTAGAGTAAAAAACAATAGGGTTATCCGGTCCATTAGTGGTTTTAGATACAAAGTCAACGGTAGAGTACTCATATCTAGATCCAGTATAAATTGTCATAGTAGTTGCTCCTTACTTAAGCGAGCTCTGAGAGTAGGCAGACATATTAATAGTTACTTCAGAGTGAATTGGAATCATGTCTTCAGTAAACATTTGATGAGATACCGAAATGCTTTCTATCCATCCTACGTAAGAAAGGCTGTCAGCATTTGGACCAAATTGTACTGCAACCGGTGTTGGTGCTAAGAAATTAATATCAGCTGTTTTTCTTCCAAGTGCATTTCTCCAAGCAGCTCCTAAAGTCCCATCCCCATTAACCATTTTAAAAATGTATTCTATGTCCGCCATGGTACCCCTGTTCATTAACTCATTTATAAGTTGGTTTAACGACTGTACAGCGCCAGCGGACCTTGAATAATAATTATAAACAGCGGTGTCCAAAGTAATATCATCAAGATTTCCAGGTAGCGGCCCAGTATTTAACTTAAATGCTTTAAAACACGCAAAATCATTTACCCTATTAATAACAGCCACAAAAGATATAGCTTCTGTTCCAGGAAAAAGAGGAACTCCTCTACCAATAAACGCGTCCATAGCTTGTGGAACTAAATTAGCATTTCGTTGCACAGAGGTTGAGATTTGAGTTGGGTTCCATAAAAATTGAAAGCCCCATTGTGTGTCTAAAGTAGAAGCAGCTCCAGTTCCTCCAGTGACTACTCCGGTTTGACTAGAAGAACCTATTCCTGTTAAATCTGTATAACTAGAAGAGTCAGCTCCAACATAGCACCACATTCTAGCTCTACGCATACTCTGATCTTGATATGTTGAGCTTACATTCATTAAATTTTGGTTGATTGGTAGGCTCCAGTTGTGCGGAGCTAAATTAAATTTAATGTTAGTGGGTGTGTTATTAGCCGGAACTACCGTGTTTTTACTATTAGGGTCCGTATTTGTTGTATGTTTTTTAACATTAACAGGGGTTTTTTGTGTTTGAGTTCCGTTTACAATGCCCTGTCCAGTACCTCTTACAACAGCTACAGCTTTTGTTCCGTTTATATTTTTAGGGGTTGCTGTAACAAAGTTAACTACATCTGAAACAAGAGTTCTAAAAAAATGACCAAAAGGGTTACCACCAGTGGTGTTAAACGTAGTTTGTATAGGAGATATTGCACCTTTTTTGGTAGTTAAAGATGATTTAGTTGGTGGCATTATTTACTCGCTGTCTTCTTAGCAATTTCACTTTTAAGGTCTTGAGCTAATTGCTTAGCGTCTTTTCCAGCTCCAGAGATAGTAATTGTTATACCTCCATAGTTATAGTTTATATTATTAGATGTCGGTGCTATTGGGGTTGCATCT